CTACATATTCGCGGCCAATCGAATGCCGTGGGTTATGGCGCTTTGACCGACTTATCAGCCTCTCCGCTGAATGCTGACGCTGGTCTTGCCGGTTATGCTGCTGCACCATTTGCGCGGGTATATATCTGGACTGGCTCGGCGTATCAGCAGCTAAACATGGGGTCAAACAATGCCGGCAACTCGGCTACGCAATTCGGCCCTGAGTTTGGTATTGCTGTCAGGTGGATGCGCGAAACAACCAGCGGCAATCTATACATTCATAAACACGCATCGGGCGGATCGTCAATCACCAACTTTGTGCCGGCACACTGGACGTTTGCAACGTGGTCGGAAGAAGTCACCACGGCTGACGGTATCTTGGGGTCAACGCCAACGCCTGCCGGTTTTCTTTGGGTGCAAGGCGAATCCGATGCGGCCCAAACGCAGGGTTGGTATCAGACGCATTTGGAGTCAATCCTGACCGGATTGGAAACAGATGGGCTGATTGATTCTGGCAGCAAGCGCATTTTAATGAACATGCACCCGTCAACCGCAACCTATGGCGCAGGCGTGGCAGCGGCCAAAACTGCGATTGCATCAGCAAGCCCTACAAACACTACCGCGCCGCAAATGCCGTATTACATGCTTGGCGACAATATCCATATCACCGCACGCGGACAGGTTCAAGTCGGCTATGACGCCTTCGAGACTATGTTTAACGTCGGTCACATTTCGGTGTAACGATGGCACAACCAACTACCCAAGAACTACTTGATACCGGCCATGCGTTTTATGGTTATTTCTGGTACGCCAACGACACAGGCTTATGGGATGCGCGTAATGGCGCAATGGCAACCAAGACCGGCAGTGGTGCGGTCACAGCTACTGGCTCGGGTGGCGAGAATGTCGCCAATACGGCAGGAACGACCTATTTTACGATGTCGTCACCCTTAACGTTGACGGCCCCTTTTACGGTCATCGTCAAGGTCAAGCGGGAGAGTTCTGCTGGCGATGCCGGTATGGTGCTCGGAAATGGCGACGCATCAAATCAAAACTATATTTGGCTCCGTGCGTCAGAAATTAGACCGTTTGGATCTACTGTAGCAAACACAGGTTCTGATTCGTGGGCGACATTTACCTATGTGAAAAATGCTGATGGAACCGGGGCGCTATACAAAAATGGCGCATTGCTCACTACGCTGGGCTTCGCTACATCAGGTGTAGTGCAGCACATCATGAGTGGCTATTCCAGCAACACCTACGCCCTCAGCGGTGCGCTTGAGTACATGCACATTATACCCGGCCTCGCCGCATCGGCTGGTCAGGTTTCATCACTTTACGCTGACCCGTATCAGGCGCTAGATATAGGAACTGGCGACGCAACCGCTACCTGTACGCCGGCATCAATCACAATCTCACCGGCAACCGCCACGGCATCTGGTACAGGTGGCGCTAACGGCAACGCTTCAGGTACTCCTGCATCGGTTTCTATCACTGCGCCGACTGCTACCGCAACAGGATCAACCGCAGGCAGCGGGACGATCACAACTCCCGCCCTGAAGAACAACACAGGCACAGTCTTAGCATCTATTTCAGGATGGACGGTCAATGTTTATAACGCATCGACCGGGGCGCTAGTTGTCCAGAAAACCGGGCTTACGACCAGCGCAGGTGGTGTTCTGGTAATCGTTGATGCCGCAATCGCAGGCGGTACGACTTACGCTTATGAGCCATTCCATGCCACATATGGTCGCCGTCTCCCGACGAGTGCTGCCGTATGAGCCTGAGAATTGATACCTCCGAATGGATTGCTGGATCGTTATTGATCGGCGACACCGGCCTTGGTGTTCTCGGCTCGGCTATTCCTTCAACGGGGGGAAGTGGCGCAGGGTACGCTTACAACGATCTGTCTCTCCCTGCTGACAGCACGAAAGAGATATGCGGCCAGATAACAACTTGGCCTAGTGCTGGAACGCTAACCGCTTACGAAGATACCAGTTTTGATTTCTCTGGTGCGCCGGATGGCACTTATACATTCACCTATCAGCTTTATGTCGATGGTGTAGCAACAGGATCACCGGCAACCGTAACGCTATCAGTTGGAACGATAAGCGGCAACGCTAGTGGCACTCCCGCAAGCATCACGCTATCTGCGCCAACTGCTACGGCCACGGGCGAAGGTTCGTTCTCCGGCTCAATTTCTGACGCAGACATAGATCGAATCGTCGCATCCGTACTCGCAGCCCTGAACGCAACGACCATCCCGGTCGATATGCAGAAGACCAACGGGGCCGAAATTATTGGCGATGGCAGCGAAGCAAACCCATGGCGGGGCGTCGGTGTCGTTCCTTAAAAAGTCATTCACCCGCAAATCATTTGCGGCGCTGTCTTTCTCCCCGCGTGATGCCGTCGCGCCGGTTATTGTCGTGCCGGTATTCCCTGAATACGACATGACCGAGCAATTCTCGCGCAACACGCACGGCCTGTTTCACCTGGCCATGGATCGCCGCCGGGCAACGCGACGCGGATGGTAGGGTGATGTAAACCGCTTTACCTTCCGCGTTTTACACCCCGCATCGTTAAATCAGCCTCACTTATTACGTGGGGCTTTTTTATGGCCATTGAAAAACACATCAAGCCGGGCAGCAAGGTGGAGCGGGCGCTTAAATTTGATCGCGCCGCCATCAATGAAGAATCCCGCACAGTTGAGTTGGCCTTCGCCAGCGAAACGGCTTATGAACGCTATTGGGGGGTTGAGATTCTTGACCTCTCTACGCCATCGGTCCGCTTGGGTCGTTTGACCTCGGGCGGCCCGTTGCTGATGGATCACGACTCGCGTGACCACATCGGCGTCATTGAATCGGTCCAGATCGGTGCCGACCGGGTAGGTCGTGCCGTGGTGCGTTTCGGAAAAAGCGCGCGGGCAGATGAAGTTTTTCAGGATGTTAAAGACGGCATCCGCTGCAATGTCTCGGTCGGCTACATGATCCACAAAGCCATGCTGGTGGAAACCAACGAAGACCAGGACACCTACCGCGTCACCGATTGGGAACCGTTTGAAATCTCGCTTGTGTCCGTGCCTGCGGATGCCAGCGTAGGAATTGGCCGCGCCGCCGATGCCGAATCCCCGGTCGAAATCATCACCAAACAAATCCCTGAACCCGTTATTGAGGTAATCCAAATGAACGAGCAAGAAATCCGCGACGCCGCCATCAAGGGCGAGCAATCCCGCATGAAAGAAATCATCGCCATGGGCGAGCAATTCAAGGCGCACGGCGCTGATGCCATCGCCTCCGAGTGCCTGCGCAACGGCAAGACCGTCGAAGAAACCCGCGCCGCCATCCTCGCCCACATCGGCAGCAAGCCGGTGCCGTCTGTCGAAATCGGCATGACGCAGGAAGAGTCACGCAACTTCTCATTCATCCGCGCATTGAACGCGCTGGCTAACCCCGGCGACCGCAAAGCGCAAGAGGCCGCACGTTTTGAGCGCGAAGCTTCTGATGCCTTCGCCGCCAAAATGGGCCGCTCTGCACAAGGTTTCTTTGTGCCGGTCGAAGTCCAGAAACGTGACCTGCTCGTCGGCACCCCGACCGCAGGCGGTAACACCGTAGCCACCAACCTGCTCGCGCAAAACTTTATCGAATTGCTGCGCAACAAGATGGCCCTGACCGGCCTCGGCGCCCAGTTCCTGTCCGGCCTCGTTGGTCAAATCGCCATTCCGCGTCAAACCGGCGGCGCAACGGCTTACTGGGTAGCAGAAAACGGCGCCCCGACCGAAAGCCAGCAAGCCTTTGACCAGGTAACAATGACCCCGAAAACCGTCGGCGCCTTTACCGATGTGTCGCGCAAACTGTTGTTGCAATCCTCCATCGACGTCGAAGGTTTCGTTCGTAACGACCTCGCCACCGTTCTGGCCTTGGCAATCGACCTCGCCGGTATCGCCGGCACGGGCGCATCCAACCAGCCTACCGGCATTCTATCCACCGGCAGCATCGGTTCAGTTGCAGGCGGCACCAACGGCCTAATCCCGACATGGGCAAACATCGTTGATCTCGAATCGGCAGTGGCAGTCGCCAATGCCGATGTCGGCTCGCTCGGTTACCTGACCAACGCCAAGGTACGCGGCAAGCTCAAGCAGGTTTCAAAAGTATCCGGCCAAAACGGATTCATCTGGGATGACGGCATGGTCAACGGTTATATGACCGGCGTCAGCAACCAGGTGCCAAGCAACCTGACCAAAGGCTCCGCATCCGGCATTTGTTCGGCCATCATCTTCGGAAACTTCACAGATTTGATTATTGGGCAGTGGGGCAGCCTTGACCTCATGGTCGACCCATACACGGGTTCTACTGCCGGCACCGTTCGCGTGGTCGCCTTGCAGGACGTCGATGTCTGTGTCCGTCACGCCGAGTCGTTTGCGGCAATGAAAGACGCACTGACCGCCTAAGTCTGACGATGTTCATTGAAGATACCCGCCCGTTTTTCAGCGACTTCGCCGTGGAAGTAACCCTCGGCGGGGTTTCTGTGCGCGGTATCTTCGATGATGCCTATGGCGAAAGTTTTGGCGGCATGGTAGCCGGTTCTGGCCCGATGTTTCGTTTGCCTTCCAGCGTCACCGTCACAAGCGGCGACGCCCTGGTGCATGGTTCGGCCACTTACACCGTGGTCGGCATTGAACCGGATGGCACCGGGCTAACCCTGTTAAGGCTGGAAAAAGCATGAGCCACCGTCGCACGCAACTACGCGCCGGCCTCGTTGCCGCTTTAACCGGACTGGCCACCACCGGCAACCGTGTGCATGCCTCGCGTATGCGCCCGGTCAAGGCCGATCAAATGCCCTGCCTGCTGATCGCCACGGGTGACGAACGCATAGACGGCACCGCCACGCAATCCGGCCCGCTGGATCGTCAACTCACCGTGAATATCCGTGGCTTCGCCATGGGCGCCACGGTCGACGACACCCTCGACCAGATCGCGCTGGAAGTCGAAACGGCACTCGCCAGCAAAGGCTACGCCCTGCAAAGCATTGAAGTGGATTTTGACGACGAACTCGAAAAGCCGGTCGGCAGCATCACGCTCAATTACGAAATCATGTACTTCACCCAAGCCGGAAACCCCGGCGTTTCCGCTTAAGGAGAATCTCAAATGGCAACAAAAGTCTGGTCCAACGTGCAGGTTGCAATGCAATCAGCCCTCGGTGCTGCTAAAACCATCACCGGCATTAGCAAAGCCACCACGGCTGTCGCAACCTCAGCCGCCCACGGCCTGGCCAATGGCGATGTCGTCATCCTCGCCGTCCAAGGCATGTGGCAGCTCGACACCCGTACCGTCCGCGTCGCTAACGTGGCGGCCAACACCTTTGAACTCGAAGGCGTTGATTCAACCAGCTACGACACCTTTACGTTAGGCAACGCGCAGGCCGTCACCTTCGGCACCACCTTCTCCACGATTGGCGACATGTCCACCTCCGGCGGCGATTTCGAGATGATCGACATCACCACCATTCACGACAACGTCAAGAAGTCGATTCCTGGCTCCGCTTCGCAAGTCGAAGTCTCCGGAAACTTCAATTGGGACCCGTCCGACGCTGGGCAGATCGCCATGAAGTCCGCCTCTGACAGCCGCTCGCTGCGCGCCATGCGCATCGTCTTCTCTGACGGCGCCAAGTGGTACTTCACCGGCTATCCGGGTTACACCGGCTCACCGGCCGGCTCGGCACAAGGCAAGGTCACTTCCCAGTTCAAGCTCTCCTCGTTCGGTCGTCCTTCGTTCTACGCCAGCTAACAAGTTTCCAGCGGGCAGGGCAGTGATGCCCAACCCGCGCCGGCCTGACGCGCCGCCCGCTGGAATCCCATCAGGCCATTTTCAAGGATTCAGGCCATGTCGTTCAAGTTGCAAGCTAACCCAACATTCAAAGCCCCGGTCAACATTCCGGTCCCCGGCGAAAAAGCCGAGGCCGTCATGTTCACTTTCAAACACAAAACCCGCGCTCAGTTTGACGCGCTCATCACCGGCCTGGCCAGTGGTGACGAACATATCGACAACGCGGTCAAAGAAGTCGTCATCGAGTGGGTTTATCCCGGCGTCGAATACAGCCCGGAAGCCCTCGACCAGTGCCTCGACATGTTCCCCGGTAGCGCTCTGGCGATCTTCGCCGCCTACCGTGACAACCTGCTGGAAGCACGCCGAAAAAACTAAAGGAGGCCGCCCGTCTGATGGTGGGCGGCAACCAGGGCGATGTCGGCATGTTCGCCGGCATGGGTATCCCGCCCGAACAGTGGGAAAAGTTATTAACGCCGGATGAATTGGACATCTGGCCAGAAAATTGGGCGTCGGTTGAAGTATTCAGCGCCCTGCAAACGCAATGGCGGGTTGGTATGAGCGGCCCCACCGGGCTGGATTACGCAGCACTGCCCGTGGTGATGGATTTACTGGAAGTCGAGCGCCGCGCCGAATGTTTCGCGGGTCTGCAAGTGATGGAAATTGAAGCGCTGGAAGTATTCAGATCAAAAACTAATGGCTAACAACGAAACCTCCATCATTATCAGCGCGGTCGACAAGACCCAAGGCGCGCTGAATTCGGTCAACAGCAACCTGTCCTCACTCGAAGGGCAGTTTAGCAAACTGACCGGCGTTGTCTCCGGCTTCGCCGCGCTGGCTGGCGTCACCGCCTTCGCCGGCATCGTCAAAGGCGCCGTCGATTCTGCGGCCGGCCTGCACGACATGGCGCAACAAACCGGCGCCAGCGTTGAATCGCTCTCTGCCATGCGCGCCGCCGCCAAGCTGGCCGGCGTTGATATGGAACAGGTGGCCGGTGGCCTCGGCAAACTCTCCAAAAACATGCTCGCCGCCGCCCAGGGCAGTGGCGACGCCGCCAATGTATTCAAAGCCCTGGGGGTCAGCGTTACCGATTCCAGCGGCAAGATGAAATCATCCGACGCGGTATTTTTGGAGTTTTCCAAAGGGCTGCAAACCGTCGGCAGCACTGCCGAACGCGCTGCCGCCGCGCAGCTCGTCCTCGGCAAGAGTGGCGCCACGTTGTTGCCAATGATGAATGACCTCGCCGTGTCCGGCGAACTGCAAGCCAAGATCACCGCCAAGCAAGCCGCCGCCGCCGACGATCTGCAAGACAACATGACACGCCTGGCTACGGTCGGCCAGGCATGGAAAACCACCGTCGCCATGGAAATGGTGCCAGCCGCCAATGCCTTTGTCGAAGCGCTGCTCGAAGTCTCCACCACCACCGACATGAGCAAGAAAGCGGCCAAAGACTTAGCCGCCGATGGCTCGATCAAAGAATGGGCAATCAACTCGGCTCGGGCAGTCGGCTTTGTCGTTGATGCCTTTGATGGCGCCGCCCGAACCGTCAAAGGCATCGGCATCCTGATCGCCGCCGCCGCCGCGCAAACTGCCATGGTCGCCAAGGGCGATTTCGCCGGTGCGCTGTCGGTCGATTGGCGCAAAGACCTGAGCGACCTGGCCGGCCAAGAACAATTCAGCGACGTGCTGGCGCGCAAGCTGGCCAACATCGGCACCGAAGCCCCGAAAGCCGCCGAAGGCACGCGCAGCCTGGCCGGCGCATTGAACAGCCTGGCGAAAGAAGGCGTCAAAGCCCTGCAAGCCGCCCTCAATCCCCTTGAAACCCAAGCGCAAAACCTTGAGCGCGAAGTCGCCAACTACGGGCTGGCAGAATCGGCCATTCAAGGCACCATCATCGCCCGCATGGAAGCCGCCCGTGCTATGGCTGCTGAAAATGGCGCATGGCCAGAGCATCTGAACTACCTCAATCAAGAAATCGCCGCCCGCAAGCGCATCGCCTCGGCCTCGTCACAAAAAGACTTTCTCGACACCAACAAAAAAGCCGCCGAACAATCCGCCAAAGAATGGGAAAAATTCAGCGACGACATCAACCGCGCCCTGACCGACGCCCTGATGCGTGGCTTTGAAGATGGCAAATCCTTCGGCCAGAATTTTGTTGATAGCCTGAAAAACTCACTTAAGACCGCCGCACTCAAGATCGTCGTCAACTACGTCATGAACAGCAGCGGCTCACTGGTCGCCAGCGCGGCCAATGCCGTGCTTGGCACCTCGTTTAACGCCAGCAGCAGCTCAGGCGCTAACGGTAGCAACCTGCTCGGCACCGCCAGCAATCTCAACTCGGCCTACAACCTCTATAACGGCAACTATCTTGCTGCGGCGCAGGGGGCTTATTCCTACGGCAGTACAGCGCTCGGTTACACCTACGGCACCAATGCGTTAAGCCAGCAAAGCCTGATGCTCGCCTCGCAAGACGCCGGCGTTTCTGCCGCCGCCAGTTCCGGTTCCAGCACCGCCGGCCTCTCTGCCTCCAGTGTCGGCTGGGTTGCCGCCATCGTTATGGGCATGTACATGTCCAGCCAGGCATGGAAAGCCGGCACGCGCTGGGATGGCTATTACAACGCCACCAGCAACCCTATCGAAGCCGGCCCCAGCGGCCCGCATCACCAGCGGCAAGATCAAGTCGCCCGTACCCTGTTCGGCGATTCATTTGCCGACTCCGAATTTTTCGCCGTCATGTCCGGCAATGCCCTTAGCCAGCAAGTGCACAACATGGTTTGGGGCGGGGCAGCCAAGCCAACCGGAATTTCCAGCGTTCGCGGTACGTTCTCAGAAGCGGCGCAGGGCTTCAACGGGCAGGCCGGTCAGGAATACCGCAAGGCTGGCGGCTGGTTCGGCTCGGCCAGCAACTCCGTCGAGTGGCAAGGCATCGGCAACGAATTCCAACGCATGATGAGCGGCATGTATTTGTCCGTCCGCGACACCCTGCTCACCGCTGGCGAACTATTTGAAGATAACTCGCTGCTCGACAAGATCAGGAATTTTACCTACACGATCAACGAAGCCAATACCAACAACATGCAGGGTAGTTTCGCGGCATGGACAGAACAAGTCGCCCAGGAGTTGGGCGCGATCATGTTCCCCTCCGTTGGTGGGCTGGTCAAGGCCGGTGAAACCATGTGGTCACAGGTGTTTGCCCGCGTGCTTCAAGAGGCTGATGCAGTCGGCAAAGTATTCGATTACATGGGTAAGTCACTCTCCGGCGTCTTCGGCAAAAATAACGCTGACGGCATCCTGCGCGCCTCTGACCACATCGTGCAGCTTTTCGGCTCAATCGATGCCCTGAACGAATCCTTTACCGCCTATTACAGCAATTTCTACACGCAATCGGAACAAGTCGGCAAAGCCTGGGCAGAATTGAACAAGCGCTTCAGCGCCCTCGGCGTCAGCGCCCCAAAAACCCGCGAAGAATTCCGGGGCTTGGTCGATTCGCTCGACCTCTCGACCGATGCCGGCCAGCGTGCCTTTGCCGGCCTGATGTCGCTGCAAGGCGCCTTTGCCAGCCTGACCCCAAGCATTGACGACGTTGCCGCCGCCGCTGCTGCGCTGGTTAAAGCCAACCGCGAAACGCAGGCGCAGCAAATCAGCAAGGCGCTGGAAGGCAAGCGCAACGCGCAAATCAAAACCGTGCAGGAAAGCATCAGCGCCGCGCAAGCCAGCGCCGATGCCGCACAGGCCATGGCGTTATCCTTCGGCCAGATCATTGAAAGCCTGAGTTCGTATCGTAATGGGTTATCGGGCGGCGACCTTTCCACGCTCTCCCCCGCCGCCAAGTACGCCGAAGCCAAGCGCCTTTATGAAACCACCACGGCGCAGGCCGGGCTGGGCGATTTAGCCGCCATCGGCAACCTGCAAACCGTCGCCGATGCCTTCCTGCAAGCCGCCAAAGAAACCGGCACCTCTTCATCCTATGCCCGCGACCTCGGCGGCGTCATCGGCAGCGTTGATTCAATCATCGCCGTCGCTGGCCGGCAAATCCCGATTGCCGAAACCGCGCTCAAAGTCGCCCAGGATCAGCTTGTCACGCTTAACGACATGCTGACCAAAATGAGCGGTGGGCAAGAAACGCTGGTCGTTAGCAACTACCAGCAAGCCGCCGCCGATTGGGCCTCGTTCTTTTCGACTACCGCCCTCGGCGATGTCGTGCAAAACGCCGCCGGCACCATGCAGCGCATTAGTGACAGCATGGGCCTGTTCGTTGATAAATCTGGCACCGGCTACACCTTTAGCGCCAGCGACAGTCCTTATGCACTGGCCGGCGCCTCCGCCGCCTGGCGTCAGGAAATGTTAAGCCGTTACGGCCAATGGTCGGTGCCGGCCTTCGCGTCCGGCGGGCGCCACTTCGGTGGCCTGCGCCTGGTCGGTGAAAACGGCCCGGAACTGGAATACACCGGCCCCTCCAACATCATCAACAGCGGCAACGCACTGGCTATGCTGGGCAACGGTTCAACCATGATCGATGAATTAAAAATGTTGCGCACTGAGGTTGAAATGCTGCGCGAAGAACAGCGCGCCGGCACCGCAACGCTGGCCAGCAACACCGGGCGCACCCTGCGCACCCTTGAGAAATTCGACATTGACGGCATGCCGGAAGTGAGAGCCGCATGAAACTGATTCGACCGACCGCCGTCAGCGACACCAATCTGGTATCCAGCACCGTGCCGGAAACCGACCACGCTGCCTGGTCATCCGGCACCACCTATGCATTGGCCGCGAGAGTTATCAAAGCGCACCGCATCTGGGAAAGCACACAGGCCAGCAACACCAACCATGACCCGCAAACCGCCGGGCTATCCTGGTGGGTTGATATGGGGCCGACGAACCGCTGGGGCATGTTCGATACCGTCGTCGGCACCGAAACCACCGCTACCGGCTCCATCACAATTGTTTTAGAGCCGGGCCGCATCGATGCGCTGGCCTTGCTTCAGTTGGATGCGGCCACCGTCACGGTCAACATGACCTTAGCCGGCGACACCGTGTTTTCGCGCAGCATTTCGCTGATCGATGACGCCTTGATAACCGATTGGTTCATGTACTTTTTTGACCCGATTCGCCCGCGTGATTACGTGGTGATTACCGATATTGCCGTTTTTGGTGAAGCCACCACCACGATCACGATCAGCCGCCCGACCGGCGACGTTTCTTGCGGGCTTTGTGTTGTTGGCCAGCAATCCGACCTCGGCGGCACCATGCTGCACCCCTCGCTCGGCATCAACGATTACTCGAAAAAAGTCACTGATGATTTTGGCAACACCTCGCTGGTCCCGCGCAGTTTCAGCAAACGCATGGGCGCCAAGCTGATTTTGAACAACAGCGAAGTCGACCGCGTGCATTCGGTGCTGTCTGCGCATCGGGCGCTGCCGATTGTCTGGATAGGCTCCGACCAATACTCATCGATGCTGGTTTTTGGCTTTTATCGGGATTTTGAAGTCGATATTGCCTATGTCAATTATTCGTATTGCACCCTGAACATTGAAGGAATGATCTAAATGACGCCGATCACCGCTTTACCCACCCCGCCAAGTCGCCAAGACCCGGTCAATTTCGCCGTGCGTGGCGACGCCTTCATGGCCGCGCTGCCCGCCTTTGCCACCGAAGTAAACACCCTGGCCGGTGAAGTCGAAGCCGCCGCCGCTACCGCCGCCGCCGGTGCCGCCGCGCTCGCCGCCTCCACCACGCTGGCCGTCGCCGTGCAAACCTCCGGCGACCAAACGGTGGGCGGTATCAAAACCTTCACCAGCCTGCCGGTCCTGCCCAGCAACGCATCAACCAGCATGCAGGCCGTGCCAAAACAACAGGCCGAATCAATCGCCGTAGCCGGTGGCGCGCCCGGTGCCGTTTCCCACTTCGCCATGACCTCGGCCCCGACTGGCTGGCTCAAGGCCAACGGCGCATCACTCAGCACCACCACTTACGCCGTATTATTTGGAGCGATTGGCTACGCCTTCGGCGGCTCTGGCGGCTCGTTCAAACTGCCCGACCTGCGTGGCGAGTTTATCCGTTCGTTGGATGATAGTCGGGGGATTGATACCGGGCGCGGTTTGGGGACGGCGCAAAGTGACCAGAATAAAGCGCATACGCATGGGGCGATTACGGGTTATGCCGATACAGACCACATTCACGGTGCGACAACCAGTTCAGATGGTACGCACCAGCATTATTACACCATGCAGAATAATGGTAATAACGCTTATCCCGGCCCCTCTGGTAATTACATCGGCGACGCCAAGACGTCAACATTAACCGCTCCCGGTGAAGGTTCGCACAACCATACCATCAACGTCGGCGGCATGAGCGCAAGCCACCGCCACACCATCGCATCAGACGGCGGTACCGAAGTCCGCGTGCGCAACGTCGCGCTGCTAGCCTGCATCAAATACTAAGGATCGATCATGCAAATTTTCAACTATGACCCGACCACCAGCGCACTGATTGGCGCAGGCATTGCCGACGAATCCCCGCTTGAGCCGGGCGAGTTTATTGTCCCGGCCTACGCCACAGCCATCGCGCCGCCCGACGTGCCGGCCGGCAAGTACGCCGCTTTCGATGGTGAAGCCTGGCAATTGCTCGACGCCACGGGCGCAATCCCGGAAGCGCTCGCAGAAACCGCCGAGCAAACCATCGCCCGCTACGAAGCGGCGCTCGACGCCTGGCTTGATGCCAAAGCCAGAATGCACCGCTACGACAACCGCTTTGCCTTCGCCCTGCGCGCCGCCTATGCCGGCCCATGGCAAGCCGAAGGCGTTGCGTTTGCGCAATGGATGGATGCGTGCAACATCGCCGCCTTTGAAGTCCTGACCGAAGTCCAGGCCGGCACGCTGGCGCTGCCCAGCATTGACGACTTTATCGCCGCCTTGCCGGAACTGGCCATCGCCTGATGCGCTGGGCCTGCTACCTGATCGCCGCGCTATTTATGGAAGCGCTCGCCCTGGTGCTGGCCCCGTTGCTGCCCGCATTCGCCCACGCCGGCCATTTGCCGCGCTGGTTGGCCTGGTTTGAAACCTACGATTGCAACTTGTACGGCG